GTCCATTAACCTGTGCAAATAATGTAGGCTGAACTCTTGAATTCCATAATAAACCCGTAGAACCCTCCGTCCAATCAAAAGACGTCAAATATGATTCTTTAGAGGCAATATGCCTAATATTAAATGCATCAACCCTAGGCATATTCAATACTGACGGATCAATAGTCAGTTCTTGTTTATCATCTGTAGTAAATTTTTGTACTGTATCTGGCACATTTGTTAAAGCCAGCGATGATGTTGGATGTAACCTACGCGGCGCAGGATTCTCTGTCACGGGAGGTCTACAATACCCAAAATTCCTAGCTACACTAGCAGTTGCGCCAGCTATAGTTTGAGTTGCTGTAGCATACTTACCAATCATGGGAACATCTTTTAACTTTCCAGCGGCGTTGGCTATAGCCGTGGCCGGTTTAGATATGAACCCCTTCATATTGGCTTCATCAGTTTCATGACCAGATTGGGGAACAATCGTCGCAGGGTTGGCACTCGTCAATCCAGAATAAGCAATATCCTCACACCATAAATAAACACGAATGGATAATGGATCAGTGGAACCATTGGCATGTTTCAATGGCGTTAAATTACGGAAAATTAATTCACCCATTTGAGACCACTCGGCACGAGGTATATCCATATAATTGTATCTCCAATAAAAAGGCAAAATCAAATCGCCTGCCGTTGAAGTAGTTGGATCAATGAATATGTGAGGTCTCTGTGACTCTATAATAGCATCATTAGGAACAATGGTCGACGTTTTGTATGCATCAACTAGTCCTGCAGGATGATAAGAGCCCATAGCCCTACCATAATAAAATCCATTGCCATTGACTACAACTTTTACATGCAATTTCGCACGTAACAATTTATAATTAGATAATCTATTCACAACTTTAGGGTTGTTAAAATATGCGGACCATGGATCAAATATAATAGTAAGGGGAGCACCCACCGCCCAAGGAAAAGCAGCTCCCAAAAGAGGTCTTTTAAAAAAATCAGATAATTCAGCCTCAGTTGAATCTTGGTTATACATCGTGTCGTCGTAATCTCCAGAGGAATCAACACAATAAGCTGCATTTTGATCGGCAAAGGCGACATTCTGACTAACATCCCCTTTTGAACTCATAATTTGAATATCAAAATGTTACCCAGATTGAGGCATAAAACTTATACATGATTCTTGTGACTGTACGGAATCCACCGCACTGCCACTTAGCTCGTTATTAACATCATCGGGTGAGCTATTCAACGATGATGACGAAGGTTTGATTGACCTACAACAATAATTACTTAAATTATTTCCGAGTGGTTTATTTAACCGATACGTACGTGCACTCTTTGTACGTTCGGGTTGTGAGAGATGGTTGACCAAACCCCCCTTAAATAAGGGTATCCGACGAGACGGACATCCATAAACAAAGCCTATACTATGATATCTCACATCATATATACGGTAACCAATGTTTATGTGCAATTTTGCTTCCATCAGATTGCATACTGGGAGACAGTTTACGACATGCCTAGGTCGGTCTAATTGTGGCAAATGGTAAATTAAACCTATGCCACATACCAACACCACCAAATTCATCAACCAATTCATAACCATACGGTGTTAATAATACAGCTAATATAGGTGTGCCGACACGTAATGTCGATAACGCACTACATACTCGTCTCAACTGTTGCCTACCTTTTCTACGCACACTCTGGCAATATGAATGCTTAATTTCGACTATCATATAATGTTCAACATTATCGAAAACTCGTTTAAAAATAATATCCACCTCGCCAAAGTCCTGATGAATAATAACCTGGTTGACACTTAAAACAGACATCTGTATATCGGCTTGAGCCTTAATATACAAATCTTCTGTTTCAAAACCACTCTGACATATGAAACCTTCATCATCTGTATCATTTGGTACTGATTCATTTAAATTACCATTTTTCCATAATGCCACACACTCATCGTAAGTCCTATGTAGCATTACACATTGTTGCTGTAGATTATGCGCACTAGCAATCTTCTGCATTTGGACCCTTCTCATTTCATACACGCTTTTACCGTGATTAAACCACTCCCTCAAGGCACCATCAATATTAATAGCGCATGCTTCCATGGGTGTTAAAACACATTTCTTGGGTCTAAGATAACAATGTAAAGATTTAAAAATAGAATTCTCATCTAAAGCACCAATAAAACAACCCAATTCGTCATGATAAATGCTTGAACGTTTCAAAAATTCAAATTTAGACTTATCCAAATAAGCGACAATTTCTGAATTCTTATCGGGCATAGTGTACTCCTGTCCATATTCAGCCAATATATCAGCACATGATTTGATATTGAATGCCTCGAACCCTTTCTTAACAGATCCAATATTATCATCTCCATACGTAATAAGAGAAACACAATCTCTAAAATCCAAATTATATCCGTATAAGCGCATAAATACACATCTCATATTAAGACTACCAGCTATACTGTTTATAAGAACGGTCAAAGAATTTCCGCTGATATGTGTGCCACTAGTAACAGAAATCATATCGCCATTCATGGCAATATAAGAATACGCGATATCCGCCGACATAGATTGCATAACGCATATATCCTCATTACTATAATTGCACTGCTTCGCACAATCAATCAAAATGCCAAGTGTAGCTAAAATTAATTGTGATGGTAACTTCTGGTCATACTTACCATAATCACCACCTATAATTCTATCGTCACCATACTTAATCGCTTTCTTATAAAGCTGATCCCATTCCTGTGAATGACAATTGACACCAACGGCACATTCACAAACTAAGGGATTAACGCCGACAAATCGAACGATAGGTAAAAAATATTTCCTAATCAAAAATGTGAATGCAACTGAATTGCCGTAAAAAATACGGCACTTCTCTTTGCTCACGACTAAAGCTTCGTCTTTCTTACAAG